CCGTAGCCTGGACCAAAATACAAATCAGAATCCGCAGCCGTAGAACCCGGAGCGCCAGACGTTCCCGCCGCGCCTCCAATACCACCGCCAGCCGTCAGGGCTGTTGTGCGCCATGATCCAGCACCACCAGCCCCTCCCGCAGTCGCAGCGCCGACGCCCGTGTTTCCACCACCACCGCCGCCGCCGGGAGCCGCTTGAAAGTCATTAACCGCGCTATCGCCAGCAACCGCCGAGCGTCCGCTCGCGCCCGGTCCACCCAAAAAGAGCGATCCATTAATGGTCGCGCCATCGCCTCCGGTAGCGCCCGCACCGCCTGTGCCAGCCTTGCCGCCAAAGCCGCCACCAGCCACCACGATAGACCCAAACGACGTCACATCGCCGGGTGCCCCAACAGTGTCAGGCGCACCGCCAGCGCCTCCCAGTCCAATCGTAATTGCAATGGAAGACGGCAGTTCCGCAGTGTTTAGCGATGCAAAGGAGTATCCACCCCCACCACCCCCACCACCGCCAGACGCAGCAAACGAGACAAAGTTGCGGCCACCACCGCCACCGCCACCCCCACCGACGACATACACCTCAATCGCTCGCACATCCGCGCCGACGTAGTAAGTGTCATCTGCCTCAAACTTGACGACACGGGTGCGAGGCGACGGGGACAGGGACGATGCGTAGAGCCCCTGAATGAAACTTAACTTCCGTTCCAGGCTTTCAACCTGTGCCGTCAGACGGTCGATACCTTCCAACCGGCCTTGTGTCGCCACATCGCCTAGAACCCGCGCCAAGGCTTCAGTTTGTGACGTAGCAACAAGCCCCTGAATGGTTCCAAGGTTGGCAATCGTCAGGAGTTCAAAGAACTCATCTGTGAAGCCGCCAGTCCGCTCCCACAGGTTCAAAAGAAACCGCTGGAAAGTCTGTGTGGCTCGACCAGTCGCAGGCTCCACAATGGGGAACGTCGCTTGCAACGGAGAAACATCTACCGGACGAGTAACCATTAGAACGCCTCGTTGTATGTGGCGAACTGTAATGTGGTTTGCACGTCATCGCTATCGATGATCTCGAACAGAAAACCCGGCTGTTGGTATTGACCCAACCGGCTCCACCGCACTCGCTTGTTATACTGACCCGTGAACCCCAAAGACGCTTGACGCTCATCGCTCCATGTCTGGCCCCCGTCTTTCGAGAACCGCGCGCGGATGACCGGCAACGCATCAGGATCGCTTGACGCCCCCGTATTACACAGAAGCCAAAGGCTATCGATCGATTGACGGCCCAAGAGAGGCACGCCACCACCAACCACGCGATAAATCGGATCGCCGTTGTCGTTCCCTTGGTTCGGGTCCAATGTGTAAATCGTCGGGCCTTGGCTGTCACCGAAGATGACTTTACCGCCAGCCGCAGACGCCGCTACATGGCCCCTGAATCGGTCCAGACCATAGGATGCCCATTCTGCCCATGCGCCTGTACTGACATCATAGCCAAACGAGCCCTCAGAGCATGAGACCAGATAGAACGCATGGCCGTCTAAGATAAACGCAACTGCGGTAATGCCCGCATCCGAAAGCCGAAACCGCTCTTCAATGGCCGTCGTGCTCACCCGTTGCGGAACGTCCGCAGCCCTGTAGGCAATCCGGCCCTGCTCGTTGTCCTCTCCGACAAAAAAAATCGTATTGTCGAACATGAGGACCGAATCGCGCGAGGTTGCACCCCTTGCAAACGTGCGGCCCTGGTATCGCTGGAATGGCGCATCGCTGTTGCCAGTCGGAAGCCACACCTCCGAACTTGTCTCATCAAACAGCCAAAGCTCTGAGGCTGTCGCAATCGTAGCCACTGCGCTGTCTGGCGAGCTTTCCGCTGTGAAGAAGTCCAGCGCGTCAATCGTAATCTCACCAGGCCGGATGAAATAGCGACGTCCTGACCCGACAACCTGAATGACAATGTAGCCATTGATTTCGGTTACGTCGGAGCAATCCAGACTGTCTGGAACTGTAACAGTCCTTACATCAGTTCCGTCGTACAGATAGAGGTCGCCACCACCGCAGAACCAAAGGCCCGCTACAATATCGGTCCCGGCCCACCGGATAAGATCAGTCCCGGCAATAGCCGTCAGGCCACCTCCAAACGAGACAAGCGAGCCGTTCCGAAACAGTTGCGAGCCCGTGACGGAAAATCGATCACCGGAGAACAGACCGGGCGCGCGATACACCCCACGACCCAGACCTGTGCCGTCTGTTGCCTCTTCTACCAGTCCAGGTCTAGGCAGGATCGCCACGCCCGTAAGTTGGTTAACTGCTGCGGCTTCGACATAGCGATTCACAAGCCGGACAGGAGGAAGTTTCCCGACCAACCTCTTATCGTAGTTCGTGCCTAGCAGGGCAGGAGGCATTTATGCGCCAATGATGTTGCAAGACGTGACGGCAGCAGCCGAGGCACCTGTAGTCCCCGCCGCATCCGTCGTGAACGCATAAGCAATGCCCGTGGCAAAGTAGAGCCCACCATTGGGGATAGACACATCAAATGCAGCGTTCGCCGCCACAGCCCGCGTCAGGATTGGTGTATCAGTGCCAATCGTCGGGGCTGATGCCTTGTTATAAAACTGAATGTACGTAATAGCCGCGCCGTTCTGTCCCCAGAACTGGACAAGCTCACCAGCCGACGCCTTCAGGAAGTCCGGGTTTCCCGACGCCGCAGACGACGCAATGCGCTTGCTGACGTTAGGCTTGCGGTCTCGATCCCAACTCGTACCATTGAACCGGAAGCCGCCAACAGCAAGCATGTGATTGAATGAAGTCGAGCTGTTTTGCGGATAAACCAGGGTGTTTGCAGCCGCGTCTGTGCCCGTAAACGCCGCACCAACCGCAACCACTTGCTGACCATTCAGCCCGTGCCAAGACCTGACCGCATCACCAACCGACACAGCAGTCGGAGCCGAAGAACCGGCCACACCCCCTTGCAAAATCGGCGCTCCTGATACTGCTGCATCATGGGCAGCGGCGCCGACAACCACATTAGGATCGGCCGCAGTGCCCGCCGAAGGGGTAACATCGGTGTCTGTGGCCGCATTGACCAGCGTCACACGCTGGATTGCGCTTCCCGCATTATAGGGCATTAGTAGTACTCCGTTTGCGTTTCACGACGGGTTGCGTCGAATCTGTGGCTCAAAAGGCTCTGGAACATTCCAGCTTTGCGCTGCGTTGAGCCCGAAACGGTCGCGCCAAAATCATCGGCAATGTCTGCCGCCAGAACCGCGCTAAGCCCGTCAGCGTCCAGTTCTGACAACGGCGCATCGTCATCGAGCCCAATGCCCAGAAGATCGATCCAGATGCCTTTGTTAGCATCATACAAATTCACACTTCTGGCTTGCGTGTCCATGTTCACCAGAACAATCTGCGCCCGGTTAAGCGGAGGCCGAGGCTCCGACGATGAGTTGAACCCATAGTCGTAAGGGTCCATTGGGAAGCCGTAATCATAGTTGGTCGGCGTGACTTCCGTAGGCAGCGTTATCGTCAGGCCCGTTGTGTACCGAACCCGCGTATATTCCCTTGCTGGACCGCTCTCAGTGGCAATGACATCCGTCAGGCGACCAAACACCCCATAGTTAGCCCAGCCGTCATAGAGCGACTGTAGCGAGGTCAGGGCGTCATTTGCCTCATCCGCAGTCGGTGTGTCACCACTCCCGATAACGCGGCATTTGCGAAGCGCTCCATTGATCACCTGACGGCAAGTTGTCACTGCTTACGCGGCCTTCCCCGCTTAGGCTTGGCAGGAAGCGAACCCCCAGGCTCGCCATTCCCATCGTGATCAAACGCTTCTAACGGCGCACCGTTGAAAGCCTCAATCGCGGGCTCAATCTCAAAATGATAGTTAGCTTCCACACGGCCCTGAATTTCATCAGGCACAGCGCGAAACTCCCCCTTAATGAAGACGTGGCCGAAGAAGTCCATTTTCTTCGGCCCGTCCCCATCGCGGTCACCAATGAACCGCGCCCGCATCAATCGACCATATACTTGAGTTCGACCGTCAGGGTTCCGCCAACGTTGACATCAGCGTCAAGCAGGGAAACCCGAAGCGAGAACACGCCACCGGGGTCAGACGTGACACCGTTAACGAACTCCCATGCGCGCTTGCCGTAGTTGGCCTTGTCCTTAACAACCGGAGTGCCGGTGTTATTGACAGTGGCAGCGTCCAGCCCGTCATTCAGGGCATCGGGGTCAGAGGTGATGTTGCCATTCACCGCGAACAGACCAATGTCCAGAGTAGGCGAACCAGTCGAGGCCAGATCATCCCAATAGGCAGTCGAATCACCCAAAATGCGGGCGTTCGACGGGATGTTATAGAAGGTGTAGGTCGAGGTAGCGGAATCCGCCGACCCGACTTCTACAGTGCCAGAGCGTCCAACAACGACACCCCCAAGGCCGGGAACGGGCGTGACAGGATTGCCACGAACCGTAGCCGCGAGATTTACAACAGCCATTTCAGTTTCCTTTCAGGATATGGGGCTTAGTCGCCAACGGCAGCGTTGAAGACGGTGACGCAGCCATGCTGCTTGCTGTTGAACGCCAGTTTCTTGACCTTCAGCAGCTCTTCAATCGCCACACCCGGACGGAACTGATAGTCCTTCAAGTTGTCGGTGCGCGGGGTAGGCATTTGCCCCCAGGCGATACCGATGGCCTGCTGACCACACAGCACGTTGCATTCCACGTCGATGCCACCGGCACCCACGCCGACGATGTGCGGGATTTCCGGCACCTCACGGAAGATGATGCCGTCATAGATCAGGTCCCCGTCTTGGAAGAGCGGATTCTTGTCGATGCCGTTACCCTCACGGGCGCGAGCATCACGGTTGGCGTTGACCATCGCAGTATCAAGCTTCAGGTCACGGAACGAACGCGGGCCGGTGAACATGACGAAGTATTCACGGCCATCACCGAGCATGTACGGACGGATATGGGGGTCCGCGTTCATGGCCATGCGCTTGGCAAGCGAAGCCGTCGCCGTGGTCAGCTTGTCAGCCGTGTTGTCGATGTTCGCCAGCGAAGCCGAGAAGTCATTGCTGGAGTTGTTCGACCGGGCCGCACCGAACAGGATGCGATCCGAGTTAGCCGCCAGATAGGCGTCTTTCTGGGCTTCAGTGGCCGACGTGTAGGTCGCGCCGTTACGGGTGAACGTGCCGCCGCCAGATTCCGCAGCCGTGATACGGTAGCCGCCGTTGGCCGTGTCAACCGAGATACCACCGTAATAGACAGTCGTATCACCCGAGGTCACAACCTCTTCCGACGCATAGATGATGTCAGTGCGAAGCTGCTCTGCTTCCCACTGCTTCAGCATGGCGCGACCGGCATTGAGCAGGTCGATTTCGGTCTTGTACGAAGTGCTCTTCGGGACACGGACGCCGTTACGACGCCAGTCAATCGAGATTGCACAGTTGTAGTTGCCCAGGCTCTCTTCGTTGCCGTCGAGAACTTGCGAACCCGAGACACCTTCGCCAGTCAGGCGGGTGATCAGGGGGATATTGATGGTTTTGCCTGCTTCTTCTTGCAGTTCCATCTTGGCGACGATGATTTGATCATCACCACGGCCCATGTAGGGACCGAAACGAGACGCGCGGACATACTCCTTAAAGTAGTCCTTGATCCAGATTTGCTTCTCTAGCGCGGTAGCGAGTTGAACTTCAGCCATAGCCTAGTCATCCTTTGAAAACCTCCGCAAAGGTGGCTTCCGGTGACAGGTCGGCCTTGCCCGGTTTGGACCCTCCAGCAGAGGGAAGCGAGGCCAACGAGCGCGGGACCACCGTAGCGGAATGCGATTGTTGGGTTGCTTGGCCGGATTTCCACGCCAGATAGTCGTCGATATCAGACGGGTCGATTTTGCCCATCGTTTGTTCGCGTTCCCATTGCTGAACCACGAACGCATAAGGGTTACGTTGAGCAATCACCTTGTTTCGGAACGACGGATCGTCCTTATATCTGGCAAGAGCCCAGTCACGCGCAGCGTCAACCTTTTCATCACCGAACTTATCGCGCGCCAAGTCCTCCGAAACGTCCAACTTTACATTCAAAGCCAGACTTTCCGCAGTTTGCCGCTGATACTCCGCAAAACCTTGCGCGTCATCGAGAGGATCGGGAACCCGTGGCGTTTCCTGACGGCTCTGGCGCAGTTGCTCCAGTTCTGCCGAAATACGCTTTAGCTCTTCATCCCTCGCCTTGCGCTTGTCCCGCTCATCCATCAAAGCGCCAATCGGGACAAATCCCGGTTCAGGCTTTTCAGGCTGCGCTTCGGTGGCTTCCAGAATGACAGGGGCCGGAGCCTCAATCACTGTGTCTGCCACTTGCGGCTCCTGACCGGCAGTCAGGTCGTCCAGAAACTCCAGGTCTTCACTCATGCAATGTCCCTTAGGTGATTACGTCACCAGCGAATCGACCGTGCGGCGTCGTCCCGTCTTCACCCGATAAATCCCCCGGCGGCAGGGTCCATAACAGGCTGCGCCTGCATGATCTTCGTCTGTGCCTCAGCAACGTTCTTGATAGCCGTTGAACGCTTCTGCGACGTGTCAGCTTGCTTGTTCTCAAGCTCGGCTGCGAATATCGCCTCATTTCGCTGATTTTGCAACTCCTGCTGTTGCTGTTGCTGCGGATCGGGCGGCGAGGACATTTTCTCGATGATGGCTTGCTTGTTCGGCAGGCTTGATGCTTCCAAAAGCAGAGGGCCAGGATTAGGCCCAAGTCCACCCATGCGCGCCAACTCGACCATCATGGCAAACTGCTCTTGCTGGACGTTCGCCGTGTCAGGAATGGTATCGACGATAATATCAACATCCATCGTGCTGATGTTGTTCGTCGGGCCGTACCCCAGGGGGTCAGGCTGATTTACCCCGACAAACTCATTGGCACCCTGATCATCCGTAATCCGCACCCACATGGGAGCAGTCCAGAACTGACGGGCTCGCTGCCACATCTGACGATACGTTCGCAGTTCCCATTCCTCGATGCCACCAAAGACAGGCGCTAGTTCCGTCAACCCAGCCTGCTGGCGAACAAGCTGCGCCCGCCCAGAGCTATCCGCCGATTGCCGACCTAGAACAGACGGAGCCGGGCCGAACCGCTCAATCTCTTGCTTGGCTTCCTGCAACAGTGCCAACTGGCCAGACACCATGTCGCCAGTCGGGACCAACTGCCAACCCGGAGGAATGACGCCATCAGGCCTTGCAGCCTCAGCGCGGGCCACATCCACGCTCGCCATGCCGGAACCCGGTTGGACTTCCTGAATCTGGCGAACGCTCATGAGGTGAAGCGCTTTCGAACGGCGCTTGTTAATCTCATCCTGAGGGCCGCGCATATCTCGCACGATACCCGCCCGGTTGTTCTCCCGGTCCACATAGCAGGACTGCGCCTCAATCGGGCAAATCGGGCGCGACTTGTCGTCCAGATATGGGCTCACCGTCTGATCAAGAATGCCACCGGCCCAGAACACGCACCGCATCCAATCTTGCTCACGGTGATATATCTCGACCACCATCACGCGGGACTTCTTGCCATCGACCCACGCGATAGCCCCTGCATCGTCAGGCCGGTCCTGAAACGTCCAGTCTGGGCTTAAGGGAGCAGAACCTGATACAGCCCCATCAAGCGCCGACCGCGCATCGGGGTATAGTTGAGCCACGTCATCCGCATACATCCACTTCGCGATACCCATGTACCGGGCGTCTTTGAAGTCCTGGCGGCGGGAGCGTGGATCATAGAAGAACTCTTCCCATCGGATTTGCTCAATCAGGATTTCTTCGCCATCGACGCCAATCAATGCGGCCATCGTGCCCTGAACGAGATAATCCTTTGAGCAATCGCCCTTCACCGCATCAAAGTTTGCCTTGTCCGCAATGAACCTGAGAACCTTGGACGCTACGTCTGCCGCTTCTTCATCCTGAGGGTTCCGCCCGTATGCTTTCGGGTCCGTGTTGCCTTGGCGGATAACGCCTAGCGTCCCGTTAATCGCCGTCCTGACGTGGTTAAACACAAGGTCGGGCTGTCTGCGGCTACGCAGCGCCCGTCGCTCTTCAGGCGTCCACTGATAGCCGTCGTAATAGTCGCCATCAATCTGGCTTTCACGGCGCGCGTCCGTTGTGAGGCTCTGCGCGTCCTCAAAATACCGCTTAAGTTCGGCCAGATCAGCCATCAATCCACCCCGGCGCAAACGGTGCGCGATGCTGTTACTGATACACCGCTTGTTGCAGAAACGCTAGACCACCTTCCAATCGTCAGCGCCCTGCCTTGGCCTGCCCCATAGATCAGGCGGGTTACGACTGGCTTCCTCTACCGTCAGGATGGCCGGGTGCGCCTCATCGAGACACCGGCCTATCATGCCCGCGACGTCCACTTCATCGTCATGGCGACCGGCGGGGAACGTCAGAAACTCGCCAAGGTCTGCGCCTTCCTCAAACCATACCTTGCCCATTGCCGCGCGAGCCTGAAACCCGCGAGCCCGTGTCGCCTTGTCATGGATGCTGCTAACCCATTCCATCCGGCAGAAGACTTGTCGTTCATTCATCCGGCGCGTGAGCATCGGCTGGACGGACTTCTGAATCACACCGGCCTCGCCAAACCATGCGGCAGGCTTGTGCTTTTCGATCAGGTCCAGCTTTGCATCAATCCACTTGTCTGCCGTGGTCTGTCCTCTCCAGCCGTCAACGCGGTAGATATCCCCCGCATGATCGACACCCCAGACACGATGCACCGTCCAGTCTCCCCCGCCGTCCGTAACGGCATAGTCTGAGGTTCCATAATAGCGCATCTTTTTCGGTCGCGTGTCTGGCGTCCATGTTTTGAACCATGCGCGTTGGAAGAACGTGCCTTCCTCTGGCGCTGGCTTCTGCTGATACAGGCTAGACCATGTACGCGGGTTGCGTTTGAACGGTTCCCAATGCGCCAGATTGAACCACTCAGGCCAAAGCGTTTCCCCTATCTTGCGGCCCAGCGGATCATCGGCACGGTCTGCAATCGCAGGCAGACAGATCACTTCCCACATCCGACCGTCTCGACCTTGGAAGCGCCCGCTTTCCCCTGCCCAGTTCTCAGGCAGGATACGCCCGGCGGGGTCATCTTGGTGCCATCTGGTCAAAACCATGATTTGAGGCCCGCCAGGAATCAGACGCGAGCAGAAGTCATCAACATACGCATCCCATGTCTTGTCGCGAATGACCTTGCTTTCCGCAGCCTCACGTCCCCGGATCGGGTCATCAAGCACACCTAGCGCAAAGCGATTACCCGTCAGGCCAGAGAGAAGCCCTCCGGCCATATACTCCCCGCCGTTCGTCAATGCCCATTCGTCCGCAGCCGTCGAATGACCGGACAACCCCGCATCGGGAAAGAGCGTCTGGAACGATGACGATTTGAGAAGCTGGCGAGCGCGTCTGCCCTGCTTCTTAGCAATGTCACTGGCGTAACTCGCTAGGCCAGCGTTACGGCGTCCAGAGCGGGCCATGTACCACGGAACGAAAAGCACATCGACATATGTGCTCTTGGCGCTACCTGGAGGCATTAGAACCATCAGGTTCGGTATCGTCCCGTCCGCTACGCCTTGTAGCTTTTCACACAGAAGCCGATGATGATCCGCCAGCGTTCCTAGCCGCATAACCCCGAAACGGTCTTCATCGTCTGCATCGCTTAGCGGAACGGTCGGAATATCGACCATGCAGCAGAAGTCAGGAAAGCTCCGGCGCGCAAGCTCTCGCCTAGCCGCAAGAACATGGTCCGCCGTAGGGACGAACGTCACTCACTAACCTTGATGCTGGAAAGCGCGCGTAGCTGCTCATTTGTCAGGCCGGACAGGTCTAGCTTGGCCTCAGTCTGGATTGGCTTGCCATCTGGGCCGCTGACTTCGGTTTGCAACTTGTCGCCAAACTGTTTGGGCAGGAACTTCGATGCAAACCATTTACGAGCGTCAATCTCGACCCTTGCCATCTGGGCATCGATCAAACCGGAGCGCATGTCGTCAATGGTCTGTTCAAGCTTCTCGGCCTGTTCATGGGCAAGACCAAACAAAGCCTTCGCGTATTGGTCACCCGAAGTGTGGCGAAGCGCAGTCGTCCTGAACGTGCTGCGAGAAATGTTCTCAGCATCACAAGCACTTCGCTCGCTTTCGCCAGCTTCCATGCGCTTTAGGACGGCTGCAACCTTCTCAGCATTTGAAGGCTCGGCCATGTGGTATCCGTTGGTTTGCTTCTAGCCTAAGCCGCAGCCTTTGACGTAGTGCCGGGAGATAATGGGCTATTCGGGTTTATGCGTCAAGGCAGATTGGATCATATCCTTGAGCGCCTGAGCCGGGCGCGGGCCTAACAACTTTTGTTCATCGGGGGTTAGGGTTAGCTCTATGCGTTTGAGGCCCTTAGCGGCTTCTTTGGAGCGTTGGATTTGCTTTCGGATAGCGGCGGTCATGCTTTTACGCTCCTGGCCATGCTGATCAAAATGTCTCGAAACGGCTCAGGCGTTCCAATGCGGGCGGGACTGTCAGTTCCGCCGCCCTTGAATGACAACTCACCGATACGTTTAGCGCGCTTCTCGCCGTATTTATCAATGGCCCATTGAGGAATTCTATGTTCGCCTCGGCCCCACTCTAACTCGGGCAAATCACAACCAACCGCATAAAGCCATGTGGGCTTGCGGGCATAGTGACCGTAGCGCCCCTGTTCGACGCAGCACGTCCAGCCGCCATAGAAGTCAGCCATGATCCAGCCTCCATTGCGCGGAGGCTTGTTAAGGCCAAACGCGGACCACGCATGAGACTGGTCAGGATGCTCCAGCACACCACCAAATGTCCTGACGGCGGCTATAGCGGCGGCAAAGCACCCATCGTCATCGCCTTTGCCTTTCCTGAATCCGGTGCGCGCGACAACCAGCGGACTTCCCGCCCACATTTTACCCCAGCGCTGGCAAGGCGGGTGCGCGACCACGGGATGTGGGCCAGCATATTTACGGGCGTCTCTAGTCTGGTCCCAAGGGTCAACGTCGGGCAAGCCGTAATAGGAGCCATCTGTTTTGACATAGAGAGCGGCAATCACGACGCTTGCGCTTTCAGTTCGGATACCTTGTCGCGTATAGCGTTCAGCGGTGCTTTCAAGGCGGCGGCGCGGGCCTTGCCGCTCATCTTCTGGTCATTGATCCGGAGCGTTTCGGCGCGCAGGGCGACGACTTCCGGATGGTTCCAATAACGGGCCATTTCTTCGATTGTATGAGTGGCCATTAGAGAGCGCCCCACAGCATCGTTTCAAGTTCAACAAGGCGCGCGTAAACGTCCGCCAAACGGGCACTGTCCGAACCTGACTGTTCCAGACGGTGCATCTCGTTTGTCAGCTTGCGGGCTTCTTTGTGAATGGCTTTGGCTTGAGCGGTCATGTCGTTCTCTCCCTTTGATGGATTGAACATACGCGACCGGTCACAGGTGTCAATCGCCCTGTGAGATTATTTTACCGCCTCTCTCAGCTTCTCAGCCAATGCCAGGACATCCGAACCCGTGAACTCAGGGTCAGGACGGATTAGCGTTCTGTCGGGCATCTGACCCATTAAGGTCAGGATATACCGTGTCTCTGCGGAAGTGAGGATCATACCAACCCCAGCTTACGCAGTTCATCCTCAATCGGGCTTTCATCAAACCGCATAAAGGCCTCTGCGCTCTTTGCGGCTTTCAAGGCTTTGGCCTGTGTGTCCTCATGGCCGGTTTCAACCGTCAGGCCATTGGCACTAAGGGAGAACCTGTAGCCGGTGTCTGTCTTTTCAATCTGGATCATCGCACCTTCTCTGCGGCCCTGGCATTGGCGTTAGCGGTCCGCCACACTTCTAGCTTACAGTTTGCCGCCGCGTAACGTTGTCGCCACTCGTAATCCATTCGGGCAAACTTTCCGACCTTAGCCAGATGCTCTTTAAACGTCGGATGCGCCCGCGCCCATTGTTCCCGTTCTGTCGCGGACTTGGCGTCTGACTGCCCCATTAACTCGGCTAGGACGGTCTTTGTCAACGCATCAAGATACTCATGCGCGGCACGGTGCGCGGCTCCGGTTTCATCCGAAAGGACTTCCAGAACCGCGCTCATGTCATTGTCTGAGACAAGCATCAGAACGGGATGGATGAATCATCAAACGGGTCGTTTAGATCAAAAGCGCTCGCCGCTCCAAAATCTCCCCGTCCCTTGTCCTGATTATCTCGAAAGCCACCGCCCCCGGAAAAGCCGTCATCACTTCCGCCAGAAAAGGATTCGCGGTCTTTCCCTCCGAGCATGGTCAGTTCGCCGCGATACTTCTGAATAATAACCTCAGTCGTAAACTTTTCCACGCCGTTTTGCTCATACTTGCGCGTTTGCAAAGAGCCTTCAAGATAGACCGTTGACCCTTTCTTCAGGTAGTTTTCCGCCACCTTGACGATGTTGTCATTGAAGATGACGACGCGGTGCCATTCGGTCTTTTCTTTCCTCTCGCCGGTCGCTTTGTCTCGCCACGTCTCAGACGTTGCAAGCGACAGGTTCGCGACCCGATCCCCGCTGCTCATGGTGCGGATTTCGGGGTCTTTGCCCAGGTTTCCAATCAGACAGACTTTGTTCAGCGACGACATCAAGCGCCTCCTTCTGAAATAAGCAGATCGTTTGCGTCTGCCGAATCATACTCGCCTTCAACCTCTTCAGGGAAAAAGCAGTCGATTTTCTTTTCGCCCATCACAGCTTTATGACACCACCCAAAGCCAGACACCTTCTCCACGCCTATTTCCGACAAAGCGGTCCATAGTCCAGCCATGTCGATGTCTGGCGCTTGGCGGATGCGGTAGAAAAGAATGTCTAAGTCTTTTCTTTCGCCATCTTTGTAGAGAGCGCCGCCGGTAAGGGCGACATGACATCCAAACGCCGGACAAATAGCTTCGATTTTGCGGCAAACCTCTACCGCCTCAGATTGATTCCAAGTCATATTGCCCCCAACTCTTTGCCGCGATGATCGACGGCTTCTCTGATTTGAATGCGCCATCCTTTCGGAAGCGCCTTGATTTCGTCGTCCCGGTTCTGGCACCACAACTTCCAATCGGCCACGGTGGGAATGAGATCAATCGCGCCAAGCCAGCCGTCAAAAGTCTCGCCCCAGCCGTCTTTTTTAGCCTGAGAGGCGGACATTCCCGAACCCGAAGCACCATACCAATCTAACCCTTCAGGATGAACACTAATGCTTGGAGCCTTGAACGCCTCACGGACCTCCTGCACATACTTGTTGTCGTCAAAGCGGCCCATGTGAACGTCAGCCGCCACACCCAGGAACTTGAAGGCATTCATGATTGCGTCAGTGTAAGCCTTCTTGAAAGCCTCGTCGTCGTTCTCCCACCGCTCCGGTCGATTGTATTGCTCGTTCGCTTTGACGTATGAGACGACCTTATCGCCACCAACGCCGGTTAGTGTTTGCCCCTGATCGCCATGCCACGCAGTCACAGTGCAATAAACCAGCACCTCCCCGTTGTGACCGTTTACAACCTGAAACGAGGGCTCCCCGACGCCCCATCCAACGCCGCACGGGCCAAAGTATTCGGTCAGCCGCTGCATCACCCACATGGGTTTGATAGCGGTGCCCTTGAAGCCGCCAGCGCGACTAAAGCCCTTCGTATGGGCAGGGTCGGTTTTGCCGAGCGCATCCCAGATATCAGTCTTGCCTGTCACGGAATAATCCCTCCCTCAAAATCATGGTCTTTAGCCGGAAGGCCGTTCGGATAGCGCAGGGCCTGAAACGCCGCGATGAGCCGGACAACCTGATCCTGGCCACGCTTGTAGTCCTCCGCAGACAGGCCAACCGGAAGCCGCTCTACATTCCCTATTGCTGCGACTAGATCAGACATACAGGGTTCAAAGGTTGTGGTGTTTCGGGCGTTCATTGATCCAGCTTCCACTTGCTTTCAAACTCAGCCACCTTTAGGCCGACAGTCCCGTCTTTCTTTAGCAGCCGAATAAATGGCGTTCCGGGCTGCATTCTTGACAGCCGCCACGACACGTTTTCAGGCAGCGCAGCGCCGTGCTTGTAAGTTTCTACAACGCCATAGATCGGGTCCCTGAACTTGCCTGTCGGCATGCTGCTCCAGCGGTTCCTGATCTCTTCACGAAAGACTACGCGCTTGCCATTCCATTCGTGCGGGGTAACGGCTGCGTTTTCAGCGTCGCGCATTGCGACAAAGGCTTCTTGCCGGATACGCGACAATCGAGTTGCTTCATCACGGCGGGCGGACCTGACCGCGTATGCGGCCTCACGCGCCAAACGCTCCGTTTCAGTGTCCCATTCGATGTAATCTCGGTCGGAAGCGGCGTGCGCTGCTTTGGCGGCTTCAACGTCCATCACTTCGCCCCCACAATGTCAGCCGCCGTGGCGAAGAAAGAGGGCTTGGCGGGCGGGTTGGCTGCTCGTTCCAGTTCCGCGATACGCAGTTCAGCCGCCCATGCGATCAGGTAGCGAGCGCCTGACGGAAACAGGTTTGCCTGATCCTCAATGTAATCTTCGCGGTCTTCCTCCGCGACCAGAAAAGCCTTCTCACCAATAGCAAAACCGTCAGCCTGATACTCGTTAGCGCCGCGCCAGTCGGGCTGATAAAACCCGTCGCCGTTCTCATGCGCGTATTCGGTGCGGGCGTTCTCGACCGTCCTTTGAAGGTCGCGGATCGTGTTGTCGGTCATCTGTCTTCTCCCTGTCAGGCTTGGCCTAGTGACGAGAGATAAGCACGCCAGAATGCGCGACGCAAGAAAAATGTTTGACAATCTGTCTGACGCCGCTACGTTCATTTCACGGCAATGGGCCGACGGAGAACGACATGAGCACGATAGGTTATTGGATTAACGACGGCGAGGATGATTACGTCATTGATCGCAAAGATATTGACGAATGCAGCGATGCCGAAACGCTTGCAGAATGGCGCGAGCGGCTTGAAAACAAGTCAGACACAATCACCATGCAAATCGAGGCTTTCCGCATGTATGCCGGAGAAACGCCTTCTGTCGATTCTCTCGCATGGTATCGCCGGGCTTGCCAAGCTAAGGCCGCGACCAGCATTGGCCTTACCCGGCTTCAACGGCGACAGGTTGCTATCGGGGCTATCCCGAACCCAAGAGACGCCGAGATTGCAAAACTGAATGAAGCGCTTGCCGCTTGTCGGTTGCGCGCACTTGCGGCCGAGGCCGCGCTAGAGAAGCTGGAGTATCTATCGAATGCCAAATGATACGAAACCGATTGCCATTCGCCCTAATCGTCATTCCGATCTTCAACGGGTTGTCGATGAAGCGCGAGAGGCTGGGAAGCCCATTAGCCCCATCATTCACGAACTGGTTGCCAAGGCCGTGAGAAAGGACAAGCGCAAATGACCGTGCAAGAAGCTGTCACCCTCGTTACCGAACGCCGTGCGAAACGTGCCGGGATTTATGGGGTTTTCCGTGTCTTCCGCAATGAAGCGGATGAAGTCGTTATTGAGGTTTTTGGAGAGAACCAATGAGCATCCTTCGCCTTATCGGCTGGCCTTGGTTCTCAAAGCGTCCTGTTATGGACACGGGGTGGGAACGGCATTCGTTTTACAATCCGCGCAAAACTCGTCTGAGGATACTGGCGTCCAGACACGCCGAACTTCACGAGGCATATCTTAAAGCTCTGCGCCAGAAGCAGGCCGTCAAGCCTATCTTGGCAGAACTGCAACGGGTTCAGAATGAGCGTCTGCGTCTGGAGCAAGAGGGGAAGTGAGACAGGAATTTCAGGACTGGTTCGTTTCGACCGGCATTATGGTCGTTTGCGG